CAGGGTGATTATAGTATTGTAATCTAAATTACTTTATGCTATAATATCTTGGCACATGAATAATATCTCGGCAGGCGTTTTCTTTTACGCTAAAAACACACAACGATTCTTATATCTACTTAGAACGGATAATAAAAATCCGGGTAACTGGGGCATTCCAGGTGGAAAAATAGAAAACGGTGAAACATTACTTGTAGGTATTGAAAGAGAATGTATTGAAGAAATTAAATACTTTCCAAAAAATGCAAAACTAGTACCTATACAAAAGTTTGTAAATAATACATTTACATATCATACATTTTTTTGTAAAATAGATGAAGAATTTACTCCAGTATTAAATGAAGAACATTGTGGTTATGCTTGGGTAGGTGATAATCAATATCCTAAACCATTACACCCTGGATTGTTTAGTACTGTAAACTTTGATGTTGTACAGAAGAAATTAAAAGCACTTACAAAAAAAGAGACCTAAGTCTCTTTTTTTATTTTAGTAGTTTTGATATCATATCAAAACCCAGTGAACCTAATACTATACCTGCACCCATCATCATCCATCTCCACTTTTCTAAAGCAGAAACTTTTGATCCTAGTTCTTTATGTGCCTTAGTATCTTCTTCACGCATTTCTTTCAACATATCTCTAGTTTCAGTTGCGTTACGGTCAAGACATTCGTGCATATCTTTAATACTAGATTTGATTTCGCTGACATCTTGTTCAATATTTTTAAATTGAACTTGAAGTACAGCGATATCAGTTTTAGTGGTCTGTGCTGGCATGGTGATAGTTCTAGACATTATGCACTAGCGATTTGTACCAATGAGTATGGTTGACCTGCATCAGCATTAGCGGCTGCGGCTGTATTGAACGTTACGTATGCTGGTGTAGCATTAGCAAGTACAATGTTACCTGTAGCAACTGGACCTGATGTAGCAGTAAACAACTCAGCAGTGTGGTCAGAAAGACTCTGAACTGTTTGAGTAGCACTATTAGCATATGTCGCTAGAACACGCATTGTATTTGGTGTTAACGCTGTATTAGCAACGTTAGCCATATAGCACTGTGCAGTTAAACCGCTAGTAGCACCTGTTACAAGATACTTCTGCTTACCTTTTTGACGAACAATAAATCCAGCTTCATCATTTGCATAAACAAATGCGGCGCCAGTTGAGGCAACTGCGGCGTTTGCAACTAGTTCAACTACATCTTGTTGTGCATCAGGTGTGCCCGTAGCATCGGACAAATCAACTTCTGCTCCAGCTAATGTTGATGAAACAGTAAATGCAGTTGCGTTAGCAATTGCTTTAACAAAATAAACTTGACCAGATACTAGACCACCCAAGTTAGCAGTAAATCTTACTGTACCATTAGCAAACAATGTCTGAGCATTACCGGTAGTACGAATGATGTTGCCGGTGTTGTTTGTATTAGCAACAGCAATTGCTGTCAGGCCGCCAACGGTGTTAGCAAAACCTATCGTAGTGTAGTCTGTACTACCGTTGATGTTTGCACTTGCTACTTGAATAGCAGAACCTACACTTAGTGCGTTTGCCAAATCAGTACCAATACCAGTTACGTATGCAGTGTCTGTAGCAGAGTACAATGTACCTGTACCATTAACACCAATAGCAACTTGTGCCAATACTTGTTTACCAATAATAGCAGTGTTACCACCAACTACTGAGTAAGTGTTTGCATTTGTTGCTGGGAAACCTGTCCCACCAATTGGGTTATTGAAATAAGCATCAACTACACCAACTGACATACTAACTGTTTGACTACTTGTGTCAGTTAATGTTGCCATAACTTGTGGTTGAACACTTAGTTGTGTAGCAGATACATCAAATGTAGTATTTGATAATATTGTATTTACAAAGTATGTAACACCTGCTGTTAATCCACCAACTGTAGTAGCTACTTGGAATGGCATTCCTTTAGCTACACCAACTGTAGGGCTAGTTGTTAGATTTCCACCTGATATTGTAACGATACTACCTGTTTCGGCTGTATCAGTGATTGTTAAGACTGCTTGAGCCTTTGCGATTTTTAGAGGACGTCCCATTTGATTTTCCTTATAAAATTAGCGGGTTCTAGCCGCTACGCAGTGGGTAACTGCATAAACTTGCCGAATGCAAGTGTATTATATATTTATCTAGAATCTGTATTATTCAGTGCCTGTGATAGCGTGAGGCATGCCAAGTTCAGTAATACTAAATTCACTACCAGCACCGCCACCAGTTGTAATAAATGCTACTACATTTCCTTGACCACAATAAACAGTATTAAACTGGGATTGGTGTGGGAAAATTTGTGACTGCTGGGTAGCAATTGCGTAGGGAACTCCTGCATTATTAAAAGTGTATGCAACATTTGATAGAGCTACTCCTGCATTAGCGGTAAGAGTTAAACTAGTGGCGTTCGCAATACTTGATACGATTCCTACTGTTGTTCCGGTTGTATTTCCTATCCAAGCACCAACTTCAAGTTGAGTGGTGAATGCTGTACCAACTCCAGTGACTGTTGCACTGTTAGTTGCTGCCGTTGCTGTTCCTGTACCAGCTACTCTAGGATAACCGGTTACAGCGTGAATACCTACACCAGTAGTTGATATTCTAATTTTGTCCGTAGCCATATTAGCTGATTGTTGTGATACTAAATTACCCGTATATACGTATGATGTCATTTTATTTTCCTATTATTTTATAGTCTACCGACTGCTACTTCAATGATACCCTCTACACCATCAAAGTTTTCTAATGATTTACCAATTACTGTGCCTATTGATGGTACTAGTGTAGGACGAGCAAATCCGTTACCTGCACTTATTAACATATCACCCTTTTTAATATTACCACGCACTTTGCACGGGACACGACCTTGTAATGCTAATATAACAGTATGCTCACCTTCACATGACGTATTCAATACATATGCTGGGTTAGTTGAAACAATACCTGCAACACGGGCAGTAGCATCTTCTGCTATTGTAACTTCTTTATCACCACCAAATGCTAATACAGTACCTGGTTCATAATGTTGATCTGCTACATAATATTCTGCTAAGTCAGCGTATGTTGCCTGTAGTGTTGAACCACTAGTTAGTGTCCAATTACCTGTAATAGTGCCTGCGGTTATGTTGGATCCCGTACTTAAAGTTGTTAACGATCCAAGCGTAGTAATATTATTTTGTGTTGCTCCCATTACTGTGGTTGCTTGCGATACCGTACCGCTAACATTAGCACCGTCTACGCTAGTAGAAGTAGTTGCCGTAGTTGCCAAAGCCACAGCACCCGATACATTAGCACCGGCTACACTATTGGCTGTAGTTGCAAAAGACACGGCACCTGATACGTTAGCACCGGCTACACTATTGGCTGTAGTTGCAAAAGACACGGCACCTGATACGTTAGCACCGGCTACACTATTGGCTGTAGTTGCAAATGTAGCTAAATTAGCTGTACCATAGAAATTACCAATAAAGAAATTAGCGGTTACTGCATTGCCTAAACTTGCATTAGGTGCAGTAATGTTACCCGGTACTGCTAATACACCGGTAAGATTGTTAAAAGTGAAACCAGCATTACCGGCAAATGTACCGGATTCATTAAATTGAACGCATGTGTTTGAACCACCGGGAGTTCCTATACCACTACCTCCACCGATAATTGATGTAGCAACAGCATTTGGAGAATTTGTATATGTTAAGCCTGTACCATTAACTGGAACTGTTAATAATGCATCGGAAAATAATGTTACATTTCCTGTTACAGGATAATTACTAGCTAACTTAACATAAAATTGGTTACCGTTAACAATTGTATTGCTTGCACCATTTACACCACTTATTGTAATAGATTGTTGATTAGTGTAAGGAACAGTATTAGCTACAGTCATCACAATAGGAGTTGCATTAGACAATCCTATAATTTTTGTATATAACGTTCCTTTTGGCGTCCAGCTTAAGTTACCTAAACCATCTGTTTCTAAAATATAACCAATACCGCCTGCGCCGCCAATTTTAAGATTAGCTACATCGCCTAAATTTATTGTACCACCGGCATTTGCACCGGCGTTAATCCAATTGTTACCGTCAAATGCTAATACTTGTCCTACACTATTAGCGGCAACATTAGCATTAGCAATATTAATATTAAGGTTACCATATGATCCTTCAATTTGACTAAAGGTAATATTTGAATATGCAGTTAATACTTCAATATTTTCTGCATTTCCGGTAGTTTCGTCTAATTGCGGCAGGTCTACAAGGTTACCTGAACGTTGTTGAATTTTAGATATCTGTATAATGGCCATAAGTGTAATTCTTTGAAGATTTACACTTATTTATCATTATTTCTTACAGAAAACTCATGTAATATTTTTCTACACGGTTAAACCAAATATCACTATATTTGTCAAAATCAGATCCTTCTAATATGAATTCCTGATAGAGATTATCAGCAGAACACATAAAAATAACACCTTTACGTATCTTTGTTCCGTGTACTTCATTGTGAGCATTTGCATAGGCTGCTAATTGCACAAAATAATCATCAATCCATTCACGCTTTTTAGGCTTATTTGTTTGTTTGTGATCCATAATAGCTTCATTACCATCATGCACACCCACTAAGTCTGTCGTCCCTGCGTAAATTTTCGGATAATAGAGAGGAACTTCTGTCCCCCACCACTCATTACATTTGCTAAGACCTTGATTAATGATTGATTGGGCCATTTTATGGCTTTGCTGGCTATACGGATTGCTTCCGGGCTCATTGAGTATTCCTGTCTTAATATAATCTTCAAGCCACTTGTGCATTCGTGTTCCACGACCTGCGGCTTCTGTTGTAATTTCTTGT